CCGACGTTGGGGTACTACGTCCTCGACTGGATGATTCAGAATCTGGCTCAGCCCGGCCGGGACGACGGCGCGCCGTTCGTGCCGACGCAGGAAGAGGCGGATTTCCTCTGCGACTTCTACGAGCTGCACCCGGTCACCGGCAAGCGAGTCGTTCGCCGGGCGCTGCTCAGTCGGCCGCGAGGGTGGGGGAAGTCCCCGTTCGTGGGCGCGGTCGCGCTCGCCGAGGCGTGTGCCGATGTGGTCGGCGCCGGGTGGGACGCGTACGGCGAGCCGGTCGGCCGGCCGTGGCACTCGCTCCGGACGCCGCTTGTGCGTATCGCCGCGGTGACCGAGCAGCAGACCGACAACACGTGGGTACCGCTGTTGGAGATGGCGCGCGGCCGGGAGCTGTCGACCGACTACGGGCTCGAAGTCCTCGACACCGTGATCTATCTGCCGCGTGGGGAGATCTCCCCGATCACGTCGTCGGCGACGAGCGTGAAGGGCGACCCGGCGTGCTTCGCGTCGCTCGATCAGACGGAGGAGTGGAAGGAGTCGAACGGCGGGGTCAAGCTCGCGAAGACGCTCCGCTTCAACGCGACGAAGCTCGGCGGCTCGATCATCGAGACGCCGAACGCTTACACCCCGGGCGAGGGCAGCGTCGCGGAGAACTCGGCGGCCGACTATCAGGCGATCATCGACGGGCGCTCGCGGGCGCGCGGCATCCTGGTAGACCACCGTGAGGCGCCGGGCGACACGGACATGACCGACGAGCAGTCGCTCGTCGCCGGGTTGCGCTACGCGTATGGAGACAGCAGCGACCACCCCGACGGGTGCGTGCTGCACGACCCGCCGTGCCCGCCCGGGTGGTCCCCGATCGACGGGATCACAGAGGCGTTCTGGGACACCTCGAACGAACCGCAGGATCTCCGGGCCGACTTCCTGAACCAGATCACACACGCGAGCGACTCATGGCTGTCACAGCCCGAGGTGCGCGCAGCGACCGACCTCGACCGCGAGGTGCTGCCCGGCGAGCGGATCGTGCTCGGGTTCGACGGGTCGCGGAAGCGCTCGCGCGGTGTCACCGACGCGACCGCGCTGATCGGCTGCCGGCTCAGCGACGGGCACCTGTTCGAGCTCGGAGTGTGGGAGCAGCCGAAGGGGTGGAAACCCCCGGCGGGCGAGCCCGGCGAGGGCTGGCAGGTGCCGGTCGTCGAGGTGCTCGCGAAGGTGCACGAGACGTTCGACCGGTACGACGTCGTCGGGTTCTACGCCGACCCCGCCAAGTGGGAAAGCCACGTCGCGGACTGGGAGGCGGCGTACGGGCCGCGGCTGCAAGTGCAGTCGACCCGGAATCACCCGGTCGAATGGTGGATGACCGGCGGCCGCAGCACGTTGATCGTGCGGGCGCTGGAGAAGTTCCACACCGCGCTGACCGAGTGCGAGCTCACCCTCGACGGCTCGTCGGCGCTCGTGCGGCATCTGCTCAACAGCCGGCGCCGCAAGACCCGTTCGGGGATCCAGATCATGAAGGCGAACCCGGACTCGCCCGACAAGATCGACGCGGCGGTCGCCGCCGTCCTCGCGTGGCAGTGCCGGCTCGATGCGATCGCCGCCGGTCTCGCTGTCGAGGCTGAGGAAATGGGCGGGTTCACGTTCTGATCATGAGCCCGGAAGGGGGCGACGGCGTGCTCGACGAAACCCCGGACTCTCCGGACTGGTGGCTTCTGCGGCTCGGCAGGAAGCTGCGCGCACGGCAGGGGCAGCTCGACGAGTGGTGGCGGTACTACCGCGGGCGGCCGCCGTTGCCCGAGCTGCCGAAGAACGCCGAGCAGGCGTTCATCGACTTCCAGCGGAAGAGCCGTACGAACTTCTGTCAGTTGATCTCGAACGCGTCCGTGCATCGGCTGCTCGCCCTGGGCGTCACCGGACCGGACGGCGAGCCGGACAATGTCGCCTCGCGATGGTGGCAGCAGAACCGGCTCGACAGCCGGCAGAAACTCGTCTGGCGGGTCGCCATGACGCAGAGCGTCGGGTACATGCTCGTCGGTCCGCACCCGACCCGCACCGAGGGCAACGGCCGGCCGTCGCCGCTGATCACGGCCGAGCACCCGCGCGAGTGCATCGTGTGGACGGACCCCGAGACCGGCGAGCCGTACGTCGGGCTGAAAGCCTGGCACGACGAAGTCGACGGGTACGGGTACGCGGTCGTGTTCTTCGACGACGTGTCGTTCCCCTACCGGACGCGAGAGCGGTGCGGCCGCCGGCTGCCGTGGGGGCCGGATTCCTGGGAGTGGATCGGGGGGCCGGACGGCGACCCGCACGACCTCGGCATGCTGCCGCTCGTCGAGTTCGCCCGGATTCCCGATCTCGGGGAAGAGCCCGAGCCGGAATTCGCCGGCGTGCTGGACATCCAAGACCGCGTGAACATGGGGATCTTGAACCGCATGGCGGCGAGCCGGTACAGCGGGTTTCGGCAGAAGTGGATCAAGGGCCACAAGTTCTCGAAGAAGAAGGACCCGGCGACCGGGATCGTCACGGTTGAGCAGCCGTTCATTCCGAGCCCGTCCGCGGTGTGGGCGAGCGAGGGCGAGAACGCGCAGTTCGGGCAGCTCGACGCGACCGACTTGAGCGGGTTCCTGAAAGAGCACGAGTCGGACGTGCGCGACATGCTGATCTTGTCCCAGACACCCGCGTACTACTACGCCGGGCAGCTCGTGAACATCGCGGCCGACACGATCGGGGCGCTCGACATCCTGCACGTGGCGAAGGTGCGCGAGCACATCGCAGCGTTCGGCGAGGGGATCGAGACGGTCATGTCGCTGTGTGCCGCGCAGGCCGGCGTACCCGAGGACTACACCGAGGCCGAGGTGCGGTGGGCGAACCCGGCGCACGCGTCCCTCGCGGTCAAGGCCGACGCCGCGACGAAACTCAAGTCGATCGGGTACCCGCTCGACGTCGTCGCCGAAGAGATGGGCGAGACGCCCGCGCAGGTGCGCCGCATCACCGCGGGCGCAGCGTCTCAGGCGCTGCTCGCCGCCTCGCTGCTGCCGGCGCCGACCGCGTCCCCGACGGCGGGCAACATCCCGGACGGCGGGGCGCCCGATGGGTGAGGCACTGCAGGCGGCGCTCGCCGACCGGTACGACGCGCTGTCGGGCTCGCTGCGCGACCGGCTGATCGGGTTCGTCCTGGACGCGTTCGACAGCCTCGGCGACTACCGAGACGCCGACGCCGCGCTGTTCATCGAGCGTGTGCTGCCGGTCGTGCTCGCGACGCAACAGCAGATGGGGCAGCTCACGGACGCGTACCTCACGTCGATGATCGCCGACATGCTCGGCGGTGCGGCCGCCCCGGCGGGCGTACAGCTCGCCGAGGCGCTGCGCGGCACCCCGCCCGAAGAGGTGTACCGGCGCCCGTTCGTCACCGCGTACACCGCCCTGTCACGGGGCGCGGACTACGTCGACGCGATCGGGCAGGCGCGTACGCGGCTGCTCAGCATCACCGAGACCGATCTGCAGCTCGCTCGCACGCACGCCGCGCGGCAGTCCATGCAGCGGGGCGGCGCCCGGTTCTTCCGGCGGCGGCTCAACAAGACGTCGGGCACGTGCGCGCTGTGCGTGATCGCCTCGACGCAGCGGTACCGGGTCGCGGAGTTGATGCCGATTCACCCGGGCTGCCACTGCAAGCCCGAGCCCCTGCCCGGTAACCGTGACCCGGGGCAGATCATCGACGAGCGGCTGCTCGAAGACGCGCACGACGCCATCGCGAAGGGCGTCGGTTCGTCCGACCGCGGCGGCCGCACCCCCGATTACCGCGACGTGATCATCACGCGCGAGCACGGCGAGATCGGCCCGTTGCTGGCCGTACGCCGCGATCACTTCACCGGCCCGGACGACATCCCGGCCGCGTGACGTTCGGCGCCGACACGGCGCACCCTCGCTCACCCCCACCCGACACGGGAGACACAGCCATGCGCGCAACGCTTCGCCCCCTGCCCGGCATTCGCTCGGCGGGCTGGACCCACCCCTACCCGAGCCACCCGTTCTCGCCGACGTTCTACGCGGACGGCGGCGACGACGACAAGGGCGACGACAAGGGCGGGAAGACCGGCGACGACAAGGGCGGCAAGGACGGCGGTACCGACGACAAGCCCGACACGGGTAAGGGCGATTCGGAAGCCGAGAAGTGGAAGGCGCAGTCACGCAAGCACGAGCAGCGCGCCAAGGAGAACGCCGAGGCCGCGCGCGAGCTCGCCGAACTCAAGGCCGCGAACGCCACCGACAGCGAGAAGGCGATCGCCGAAGCGGTGAAGAAGGCGGTCGCCGAGGAGCGGTCGGCGGGCGCGGCCAAGCTCGCCCGGCAGGTGTTCCTCGCCGGGGCGGCCGGACGGTTCGAGGATCCCGGCGCCGTCGTCGAGGAGTTGAACCTGTCGAAGTACATCGACGCGAACGGCGACGTCGATGAGGACGGGCTCGGCAAGTTGATCGACCGGCTCGCGCCGAAGAAGCCCGGCACGGGTGACGGCGACGGCGGCGACAGCGGCGACCAGGACGGCAGCGACAAGGGCCGCCGGACTCGCGGCGGCTACCAGGGCACACGGCGGCGCGGCAGCGGCGACGACAAGAACGGCGGCTCGCTCGACGAAGGGCGCGACCTCTACAGGTCGCTGCTTGGCGGCGGCGACAACAAGACCTGATCCGGAAGGGATCGACGATGAATCTCAACCAGACGACCGAGACATTCGGGTCTGACGATCAGTCGTGGCTCGGGTCCGAGCACGGCACGCAGGCGACGGAGACGATCGTTCTCGACACGTCGACGTTCACGCCGGCGACGCACTACCCCGACGGCTTTTTCAAGTCGGGCATCCCGCTCGGAATGATCACGAGCGGCGGGAAGTACGGACCGTACTCGGCGGGCGCGAGCGACGGCAGAGAGACCCTTGTCGGTTTCCTGTACGCCGCCGTCGGCGCGCCGTCCGTGAACACGGTCGACCCGGCCGGGGCGCTGTTCACACACGGCAAGGTGCGCGAGGCGCGCCTGCCCGTCGCGGTCGACGCCGCCGGTAAGACCGACCTCGCCGGCACGATCCGGTTCGTCTGAGAGGGAGTGAACTAGATGAGCTGGGTACTGAACACCGACTTCATCTCGCCGACGCAGCTCACGGGGCTGATCCGGGCGGCGCTCGCCGACCTGCAGATCAACCGCTTCACGCTGTCGCGGTGGCTGCCGAACGTCGAGGTCGACGACATCGCGTACGAGTACGTCAAGGGCGGCGGCGGTCTCGCCGAAACCGCGAGCTACCGCTCGTGGGACGCCGAGTCCAAGATCGGCCGCCGTGAGGGGATCGGCAAGGTCATGGGCGAGCTGCCGCCCATCAGCGAGAAGATCCCGCTCAACGAGTACGACAAGCTGCGTATGCGGCGCAACGCCCGCGAGGATGCACTGCCGTTCATCGCCAGGGACGCGCAGCGCCTCGCCCGGAACATCAGCGCCCGGTTCGAGGTCGCCCGCGGCAGCGCGCTCGTGAACGCCGCGGTCGCCGTGCCCGAGCTGAAGACGACCGTCGACTTCGGCCGGCTCGCCGGGCACTCGGTCGTCGCCGCCACGCTGTGGACGGATCACGCGAACGCGACGCCGATCAACGACCTGCGGGCGTGGAAGGCCACCTACGAGGACACCAACGGTGAGAGCCCGGCCGTGATCCTCGCGCCGACGGCGGTCGTCGAGAACCTCGCGATGTGTGAGCAGATGATCCGGCAGGCGTACCCGCTGGCCCCGGCCGGCGCGGCGCCGATGCTCAACGGCGAGCAGGTGAACCAGATTCTGCGTGCGCTGAATCTGCCGCCGATCGAGACGTACGACGCCCGCGTGAAGGTGGACGGCGCCGCGACCCGCATCACGCCGGGCAATGCGATCGTGATGCTGCCCGAGCCGGGCGCCTCGACGGCCGCAGCCCCGACCGACCTCGGGGCGACGCTGCTCGGCACGACCGCCGAGTCGCTCGAAGAGGAGTACGACCTGCAGCCCGGCGATCAGCCCGGCATCGTCGCCGCGCAGTGGAAGACGAAGGACCCGGTCAGGGTCTGGACGCACGCGGCTGCGGTCGGTCTGCCGGTCCTGCGCGAGCCGAACCTGACCCTGAAAGCGCAGGTGCTCGCATGAAG